TATACGGAGCGACTAAAAGAAGCCGGATTACTGGCATCAACAGGGAGTACAGGCGACTCGTATGACAACGCGATGGCTGAGAGCATCAATGGTCTTTACAAAGCGGAGGTAATACACCGTAAGAGCTGGAAAAACCGTGCAGAAGTGGAACTGGCCACACTAACGTGGGTGGACTGGTATAACAATCGACGATTGCTGGGAAGGCTGGGCCATACTCCTCCGGCAGAAGCAGAAAAAGCTTATTATGCTTCCATCGGAAACGATGATCTGGCAGCCTGAGTTCACAGATAAAACACTCTCCAGGAAACCCGGGGCGGTTCACTCTGTTGTGGCCTTGTACGTCTCCGGGCAGTTAGCCACAGCAATCAAGATACCATCAGCATCAAAGAGTCCTATTTCACGAATCCACCACCCGCCAACGGATTCAGGAATAATCTGTTCCGCAATAATCTGGCTGTCGTTTTTATCGTCCACTGACAGCGAGTTAAGCTGGGCGCGGCGCACCTCGTTAACCAGCGCTGTCTGTGCCTGGCTTGGTGTTGGTGATTTGCCGCCGCCGTCGCCAACTGCGAGCGAGGTGATTTCTAACTTCTCACCCAGCGCAGCCATATTTGATAATTTTGCCGCCCCCTGAGCAGTCAGCAGGGCAAAGAATTTAGCCGCCATTTGTTACCTCTAACGTATCAATAATATGAATTGCGCCCCCGGGAAAATACCCGCCACTGACTTCTACGGCTTCAGGCATATAGGGGTAAATAGTCATCACGTCACCGCCATAACACCCGGCGTGGGCGTATACCTCTCCCTTCGCCTGCATACTGATTGCAAGGCCGGTCAGGTGGCGTGAGCATGGTTTTGCATCAGCGATCAGGCGCTCAAGCTCGAGATAGGTTTCTTCTGTAATCCCTGAGTCAGAAACACCAATTTCAAGTTGAAATGTTCCCCGCTCGCCTCCGTTCTGCCACCATTCAACGACCTTTATCAGGAAGCCGAACGGCTCAACGACACGGCGCAGCGCCGCAATAGTTCCCTTTTGCCGGTGTACCAGCCAGGCGGATTTAATCACCTGTCGCTTTGTCTGTTCTGACCAGCCTTTATCCCAGCGATCAACCGATAACGCCCAGGCCAGATAAGGCAGTAAAGCAACCGGGCATTCATCAGGGTTCCACAGCGTTTTCAGGTCTACGGGCAAATCACTCACGCGCCAGGTTGCGGCCTCGGCACTGCGCATAAAATCACTGGCTGAAGGTGGCAACAGACTGTTATTCATCGGTTCCGCCTCTCGTGATGGTGACCGAAGCGCACCGCGCCGCCTGTGTATCGCTGATAATCAGCCGTTCAGGTAAATCCAGTTCCACACGCTGCACGCCCTGCACGTGTAACGCCGCCAAAATTGCAGACCTGGCAACATCAAGCCCGATCCGCCACTGGCTTTTGAGCCACTTCTGCAACGACGCCTCGGCAGCGTTCACAATGGGTTCTGACTCTGGGCCTGGGTAGAGATACAGCGTGGCATTGATGTCATAACTGATAATCTCAGCGCTCTGGACTGTCAGCCTGTCACCCACAGGGCGGACACTTTCATCTGATAATTTTGCGTTGACCGTTGCGATCAGCTCGTCTGAAGCCGTTCCGTCACCTTCAGCAGAGAGCACCGAAACAACAACTTCAGCCGGCGCCGGACTTGATGCCTTAACATCAGCAACTTTCCCTGATGCGCTTTTAGCGAAGTATTCGTAAGCGCCGGTAGGCCCGGCAACACTCAATCCTTCGAATGCAGATTGCGCACGTAAGCGCAGCGCGGCGTCACTTTCCATTACCGCATCTGTTGTATCTGTCTCCTCAACAATCGTCAGTCGCTCTGTATTGTTATTTGCCGCCAGGTTATCCAGATCTCCGCCGGTGGAATGGCTTAACATGCAAGCTGCAGCACCGTCATTTATGACCTGTCGCAACATCAATTCGCGATAAGCAATCACCTGAGCGAGCACCGTCAAAGGCTCCGACTCAAGCTCCAATGCTGCTGCTATGGCCTGTTGTTGTCCCTCCGGATAAGCGGCAATAATCATCTCTTTCACATCACTCAGGATGATTTCGAAATCCAGCGTCGCGATGATTTCCGGTGGTGGAAGCTCTGATAAATCAACTGTCGCCATTGCCTGACTCCTTCACCTTTACTGCACCGCTTACCGGCTGCATTGTTGTGGTAACCAATCCGCCTAACTCAACCGTCACCGCCCCGGCGTCTGAATACGTAATATCAACCTGGTTAAGTGCTATCCGCGGTTCCCATTGCGTCAGCGCAATCACCGTGGCGCTCATTAGCTGAAGGCGTGTTGTTTCGTTTTTCGGGGCGTCCAGCAAATCAGGTAACAAGCTGCCGTACGACCGGCGCATTACGCGTGACCCCAACGGCGTCAGCAGGACATCTTTCACGGACTGCCAAAGGTGATCGCTATCTGAAACCGTCCCTGTGCCGCCCTGGTTCATTCCCGTATATTTCGCCGTCATGCCGTCCCCTTAGTCCTGCTATTGCCACTCTCAACACCACCATGATCATGATCGTCAGCCTGGACGCCGTTTGACTTCAGTGCGCCGCCGCTGTGAGTTACATCGCCGGTCATCTTTCCGCCCTCAGTGAAATCAAAGGTTTTCGCTTTCAGATGTTTTGTGCACTCCACCTCTGGCGCATCGAGCGTGATTTTTGTTGCTGCCTGGATGGTGGCGGTTTTCATTCCGCCGGCACTCAGTGCGCCCGCCTTCGCGTCATAGCTAAATTCAGCCCCATCAGGCGCGGTGATCATCATCTGCATCAGGCTACTGGCGGGGGCGTCGTTTTCGTTGCTGTAGAGGCTGCCCAGCACAACGGCTGTTTCAGGATTGCCGCCCAGACATCCCAGCAAAACCTGTTCGCCCAGCGACGGCGCACACCAGAATTTGAAAGCACCGGCGCGCGTTGTCGTCCAGCGAAGCCATGTTGTCTGCAAATCATCGCTCTGCACCCGTACACTTTTACCGTCTTTCGATATGTCAAAAACCACGCCCACACGGAGCACGTTAGACAGGAGGCGCAACAGTTCGGCACTCATGCCCCGGCACCCCCCAGGCTGTTAATCACCGCGCTACGGATCAGCGCTTCATCAGCCTTAGAAATTCCCAACAGGACACGCGGCGCATACTTCGCAAATGACCCCGGCCCTACCTGCTCACGCAATCCGTACTGATGAATGCGGGCGATACGGGCCGCCATACCGCTGTAACCCACTTCAGCCCCCTCACTGGATGCCTTCACCTTCATAAAGCGGGCGGTTCTCAGCTTCACGAACATCGGAGCCTTGACCACTTTTGGGCGCTGGCCCGCGCGGGTATTAATTTCCGTATAGCGCTCAATATCGGCACGGTAGAACGTGCGGATCTCATTGCGGTCTTCATCAAATCCGGTAATCGTCCGCCCATATTTACCGCGCCCGCTGTGCCAGTTTTTCAACCGGCGCAACTGCCCTTCCCAGATAAAGGCGATCCCCTGCTGGGTGCGCAGCGTTTTACGGCGGCGTGACGGGGACTGGCTTCCGTCCGGGTTACGCTGTGCGCGTATGCGCTGTTGCTGGCTAATTCGTAAAACCTTACCCACGGCGCGCGCCGTTCTGGCCCGCCCACTGGATGACGCCCCCGCCAGGATGTCTGCGAAATACTGATCCAGCGCGTGAACATCACCGGCATTCATGGGTTGTCACTCCCAGGTTCGCTCAACATCGCGCCCCACTCTGGCATCATGCGCGGGCGGGGTTCCGGCTTATGCTTTCCGGTCAGCTTCCCGGCTTCATCACGCGATACAATCACGCGTTCACTAATAGGCAGTTCAAAAAACAGATCGGCGGTATCGTCATTATTGATTGCCGTTGTGAACTTAATTTCTTTGTTCTTCTCCGGGTTCAGCAACAGTTGCGGCTGTTCCTGCCACAGCCAGGCCATCAGCGGCAACGTGAAATCATCCAGATCACCGGCAAAATTCATCACAAAGAGACACAGCGTATAGGCGTAAACAAAGTCAGCCGTTTCGCCGGTCGTCTCAACATGCCCGGATTCAATAAAAACGCTGAAGGCTTCAGGGTTGGCACGACACCACGGATTAGCCCTGGTGAGCGCGCTACGTAATGAGTTAATTTTCAGCATGTGGTTCCCCTCCCCTCTGGCGTGCCAGGCGCAACAGATTTAGCGCCCGGATATCACTCTTATCCGCATTGCAGGTATCAAGCGCGTCATGCAACTGATCCGCCCAAATCGCAATACCGCCCCACGTCACCGGCGTTTTCAGTTCCGGCGTGGGCGTTTCATCGGTCAGGCTTTCCGGTATCGGCTCGTGAATCAGCCGCGTTTGAACTCTTATTTTTTCTGAGCAACCCATCACTGACAGCAACAGGAGCAAGAGCACTGGCACACGAATCATCACGCATCCCCTCAGTTATGTTTTTACGGCGTTCTTCACCCGCTAGGTTGCGTGTTTGCTCCGCTTTTTTGGCCTCAGCCAGCACCGCCCGCGCATCAGCAGACAGACCACGCATTTCACCTATCACAGCTTCACTTTCATCAAACATGCGCTGTAACTTCTGTTCGTTGTCATCCGCCACGCCGCTTGTATATCCCCGGTAATACCCGGCCCCGTAAGTAAGAGCGGTTAGCACCAAACCCCATAAAATTGTTTTCATTGCGCCCCCGCATCCTTACGGCACCACGCCTGAAAATCAGTGCGCCGATTGACCAGCCCTTGCGAGCGCTTACCGGCACTGTTTACAAAGTCGGTTAGACGATCACAGACGCCGCCCCAGTTGTGAGCCTGGGCATTTTTCCAGATGGTTGTGCGCTGTTTGCGGCCCTGTTTATCGGTAAACCACATCAGGCCCGTACAACCCACATTCAGCCCGCCATCAACCATGCTTTCGAACACCTTTTGCGGCATCGCTTCGCCGTTGAAGTTCTGGTTTACGCAGCGTTCAGAATGCTGCATATCACTAACCCACCGGCGCGCTACTTCAGCGTTGCTGTACTCGCGTTTTTCCACACCACCGGTGGAGCCGATCCCCACGGTCAACACTCCGGCGGTACAGTAATAAGGCGTGTTTCGGCAGTCTTCCCAGGAGGCTATTTTTTGCTGTGCTTCCGGCGACGTTCTCAGCGCATCGGGCGACATTGATAAGCCCAGGGCGACAATTACGGCGATAGAGCAACGCTTAATAACCGTCTTCATCGTCACCCGCCTGGAATTGCGCCAGCTTCACCCGCTCAAAATCGGTAAGCCCCCGGCGCTCGGCCTGATCAAGAATTTGCTCAATCAGTGAGTTTCGGCGGGCCTGTGCTTTCTCCACCCGCGCACGATGTACCCAGGCGCGCCAGCCTGACAGGGCACCCAAAACAACACCGGCAACCCCCAACTTTTCATTCCACGTCATCACACCAACACCAACGCTGATGGATGAAGAAATCCAGGTAACCCAGTCCCATAGCCGGTGAAACGAATTTAGCTCCATAACTGCACCATCTCTTGTGCGGGCTGGGTATCAATGTCCGGCATTTCAACCACCTGCCCTGCGTTTAAAAAAACCTGCCCACTCAGACCCGGATTGGCGGTCAATACTTCTTCAGTAACGCCTTTGGTCTTTCCGTAGTGCCGGTGGCATAGCTGATCCAGCGTATCGCCCTGTAACGCGGTGACCTTCATCAGCACAACTCCGCATAAACGCGCGGCTTGCGCTGGATGTCTGCAATACCCCAGCGCGCATCACGCCAGAGATCTTCGCGTTGCAAATCCAGCGCGGCGGCGTCTTTGTCGCCTTTTGGCGTGGTATCAACGTCCCGATAACCTTCAATCACCAGGGCACGGGCAATGGAATAAACCGCGCGACGGTAGCGGTACACCTTCACGCTCTCGCCGTTTATCTCCACGGCGGGCACATTCTTCAGCGCCTCATAGCCCAGCCCCTGCTGATTGATCTGCCACTCTTCAAGCTGCTCAATGACATGTGCCACGGCCTCAGTAGTGACGTGCATCAGTCGCGAAGTGGTGACACCGCCGGTAATACGCGCGGCAAGGCGCAAATCCTTCAGGTTAATGACAGGCCAGAAACTTCCCGCCGTTACCGTGGAATCACCGTCATCAACATCAGTTACATCACTGCCAGGCGGAAACGGCGTTTTTGTGGCAACCAGGCTACTCATGAGCGCTCCTTAAAAAGTCAGGAGGTGGACACGCGGTGAAAAGACCAGTTACGGGCAGATCTCCGCGCGTGCCTCCTGTCGGTCGGGGCCGAAGTCGTTAAGATTCTTTTTTATCTTTCGCCGTTTTACGCGGTGCGCGTTTTTTTGCTGCCGGTTTCTCAGCTTTATCCGCGCTCGGCTTACGTTTGGTTTTCTTCTCTGCGACAACCGGCACAGGCACCGGTTGTGCTGTCGCTTCCGGTTGCGGGGCCGCCAGCTTCTTCAGCTCGCGTGAAATAGACTGCATTTCACGTTTCACGCCCGCTGCGGGGTTCAGTTCCGTCGCACGGCGAAACAGTTTTAGCGCTTCGCCTTTTGTCTCATTGTCAGCCGTTCCACGGCGCGAGAAGGCGCGGGCCTTGCAGAGCTTGGATTGCACTTCATCCGGCATATCAGCACCGGCGACAATCTCCGCCAGTTCATCCAGCACGGTGATATAAGCCGACATATCCGCCTCAACGTCAGTCATCGCCACGTTCAGCGCCTGGTTACTGATTTCTTCAGTCAGCATCACCGGCGCAGTACGTTTGAAGTCGTCACGCATAGACAGGCCATGCTTCACCACATAGCGCCCAATCTTGAGCGCTTGCGGGTAGTCCTGGCAGTCAATCGCCCACAGCATCATCGTGGTGATCACTTCATCCTGTCGCCCGCTGTCGCCCTCCAGAGTCCCATCAATCCAGCCCTGGTAACCCGGCAACATGTCACGCTTCATCACTGCTTTTGTTTCAGTAGACTGCACCGCTTTAAGAGAGGCCTGATCGAGGCGTAGACGATGCAAAATTTGCTCATGCGCGGTACGCACAACGCTATGTTGCGCGGCACTGTCTCCGCGTCGATCAGCCATCACTTTCTGAAAGTGTTTTTGCGCTGGGGTTAACATTTTTGTCTCCAGGTGGCGGGCGCATATGCGCCCGCAATTGCAGTTACGCGCCCGCGTTCTCGTCAGGCTCTACGGATAACGATGCCGGGGCGGCCTCCGCGAAGGTGATCCCGTCAATGAATGCGCATTTGCCGTAGTCTTCTACAACGAAGTCATCGTTTGAGGACTGGTAGTTAGCCACGCGGTTATATTGCGGTTCCTCTTTGATGGTTCGACGCAGTGCGCCCAACTGGTAATACACAGAGAGGTTTTTCAGCGACGTGATCAGCACACAGTCATCAGGCATGTACGGTGCGAAGACCACCGGCAGACCGCCAACTTTTTCACTGGACACAATCAACTGTGCCGCGATCAATTCGCTGTTCGGGTTGGTCTGGCTCAGGGCGTTCAGTTTCGGGAAATAGCTACTGGTCAACAGATCAGAAGACAGGATCACAACCAGATCAGGCGCTTTGCGGTGCCACGAATCCAACAGCGTGTTTTTGGCGTCAAAAACAGCCGCGTCCAGGTTGCCGTAAGTACCTTTGGCGACGATTTTGTTGTCTTCATCGCGCGCAGTCAGCGTGACTTTGCTGATGATGCGGTGCGGGGCGTCATTGCGGATTTTCTGAAGCCAGCCAACGCCACAATCCTGCAACAGCGGATTCGTGGCACGGTCAGACACTTCAGCGTATGACGTACCATTAAAACCAATCATGATACGGTCCAGTGCAATCTGGCGGGCGTTTGCCGCGCTGATCAGTGACTGGAAATTAGGTTGCATAGACCAGGCATCCAGCTGTGAATAGCTGGAGCTAGAGTCGTAGTTGGTTTTACGGCAGCGGTACGTGCTCGGCTCTTTAGAGTGATTGTCTACCGGGTTGCGGCGGGAGGTGCCGTCGCTGCTGTTGTTGGTACTGGCGATCGGGCCTTTGCTACCAATCAGGATTTTTTGGCCTTCCTGGGCTTTTACCGGGAATACGTTAATTTTCTTCAGAAAATCATCGCTTTCCATTGAAGCGGCTTCCATACGCTGCTGCACAGCCGGTTCAACGCTGAAGGACTTGGCGACATCATCAGAGCGCACGCCATTTAAGTTGGCTTGGCGATCGATATAGCCGTTAAAAAGTACGCGGGTACTGTTTTCCATGTGTTTTATTCTCGCTTGCGTGGTTAGTAATCGGCTTGTTCGACGCCGGTGTTACCGCCCTGTGCGGGCTGGCGGCTGAAAGTGCTGGCGTCCTGCTTTGCCAGTGTGTTTTTCAGGTCGGTCAGTTCGCTGGTCAACTTCTGAATTTCCTTTGCGTCGTCAGCGCGCTGGCTTCTCAGTTCCACCACCTGATCGATAAGGCCCGCCTGAGACGTGGCGACACCTTCAACCACTTCGCGCACCTGGCTGAATTGCTCACTGTCGGTTTTATGGTTTTTGGTCAGAATTTCCTTCATGCGGCTAAACCACTTGCTGCCTTCATCACTTCGCTGCTCAGCCAGTTCGATCACTTCCGCTTCAATGGCGTCAGAGAACATCGCGCTTTCGCCCTGCTGTTTATTGAATGCCTGCACCTGCTGGCGCTGCTGGGCCGCAAACTTCAGGCGATCAGTACCCAGACTTGCCGGGGTATCAGTCATCGCCATGCCGACAATGTAGGCCTTACCGTTCAGTGCAAATTGCGGGTGCAATTCAATACTGGAATAGACTTTCTTACCGGCATCTGTCAGCGCTTTCATTTGCGCTGACGGTTCAATTTCCGCATATAACGCAGTGCGCCCTGCTAGCGGACCTTCAGTAATGTCCTCAGCGCTAAGCGCCGTAACATCCCCCATCGCACCAAAATCACTGCCTGGATAAGGCGAGAGATAATGTTCAACATTCACGCGAGCGCCGTAAACGTCCTGGCTATAGCTCGCGGCAGCATCACGGAGGTGATCTGGTCGAATTTCGCGACCGTCAACGGTGGCACCGGAGACGGCAACGCGGAATTTCTTCCGGGTAGGTTTGCTGGTTTCACTCATGTTCTTTCCTGCCGGTTGGTTTCTGTTTTTCCATGATGTCAGTTGCTAAGTCATTGTCTCAACGCGTTTTAGTTGTCAGAGACGGCCCACAACCCAAACAGCGGGAACGGCCCACGCGCGCGGGTTAATCTCTCCATCGAAACGAGAGGACACCGCATGATCCAGGACGCATTTGTAAGACAGAGAGCAAAGCAGCTTTACTGGCAGGGCTACCCGCCAGCAGAGATCGCACGCCTGATGGGTATCAGTCAGAACACGGTTTATTCGTGGAAAAAGCGCGACGAATGGGACGAAACGCCCGCGATTCAGCGCGTCACACAATCTATTGATGCCCGGTTATGCCAAATCGCGATGAAACCAACAAAGACCGGCGGCGATCTGAAGGAAATCGACGCGCTCACGCGCCAGGTGAAGAAGCTGGCAGAAGGCCAACCGGCGCAACCCTTCAAGAAAGCGCGCGCGGGCAAGAAGAAAAACCACTTCACCGAAGCGCAGATCGCCGCGCTGCGGGAAAAAATTCAGGACTCTCTGGCCTGGCATCAGCAGGGATGGTTTGAACAGCGCCAGCAACGAAACCGCATGATCCTGAAAAGTCGCCAGATTGGCGCAACCTGGTATTTTGCCCGCGAAGCGCTATTACAGGCGCTGCGGGATGACGTTAAGCACGGATACCAACGCAACCAGATTTTTCTGTCAGCGTCACGCCGCCAGGCGCACCAGTTCCGGGGATTCATTCAGAAGATTGCCGAAGAGGTAGACGTAGAACTAAAGGGCGGTGACAAAATTTTGCTGTCTAACGGGGCTGAATTGCATTTTCTCGGCACGTCTGCCGCTACTGCGCAGAGCTACACCGGCAACCTGTTTTTTGATGAATTTTTCTGGGTAGGCAACTTTGCCAACCTTCGCAAAGTGGCTGGCGCTATGGCAACCCTGAAAGGGCTTACGCGCACTTACTTTTCAACGCCATCGAGCGAAAGCCACGAAGCCTACCCCTTCTGGACGGGCAAGCGCTGGAATGAGAAGCGGGCCAAGTCCAGCAGGGTAGACTTCGACACAAGCTGGAAAACGCTAAACAGCGGCCTATTGTGCCCGGACAAAACCTGGCGGCAGATTGTCACCCTAAAGGACGTGATCGACCACGGCTGGGAGTTCACCGACCTGGAAGAAATCCAGGACGAAAACACCCCGGACGAATACACCAACCTGTACATGTGTGAGTTCGTCAGAGAAGGCGAGGCTGTTTTCTCACTCAATCAGCTACTGACGTGTGGCGCGGACGGCTACGACGACTGGCAGGACTGGAAACCCTACGCACCCCGCCCGCTGGGTGATCGTGAAGTCTGGATAGGCTACGACGCCAACGGCGGCAGCGGCAACGGTGACAGCGGCGCTGTTTCCGTGGTTGCCCCTCCCCTTGTCAGTGGCGGCAAGTTCCGCACGATAGAGACGCGCCAGCTACGCGGGATGGAGTTTGAAGAACAGGCCAAAGTGATCGAAGACCTGACGATGAAATATAACGTTCGACACATCGCAATTGACGGCACCGGCATCGGTGAAGCGGTCTGGCAACTGGTCAAAAAGTTCTTCCCGGCTTCGGTCTGTTTCATAATGTCGCTGTCATCAAAGCGCACCCTGGTACTGAAAATGCAACAGGTGATCCGCGCGGGGCGCTGGGAGTATGACCGCAGTGAACAGGCGCTAGTGTCAGCATTCAACGCTGTCAGAAAGATCACCACCCCCGGCGGACAAGTCACTTATGACACCGACCGCGCGCGCGGAGTCAGTCACGGCGACTTAGCCTGGGCCAATATGCTGGCAGTCATCAACGAGCCGCTTGGACGCGAGAACGGCGGCGGCGGTAGTTTCGTTATGGAGTTTTAATGAACACAACAACACATGAAAGCGGTATGACCATGCTTACTGACGGCGCGCAACAGGCTGATATTGGCGAAGCACTAAAGCGCGATCCCGCTCTGAGCGCCTTCACCTTTGATGGGCCATACCAGGTCGCGGACGCTTACGACCTACTCGACAATATGTATTGCGCCGACAACGGCAGATATTACGAAACGCCGGTGGACTGGTACGGGCTTGCGCGTTCATTCGGCAAAGCATCCTGGCACCAGTCAGCGCTGTACTTCAAGCGCAACGCGCTGGCGGGATGCTTTATTCCACACCCGCTACTGTCTCGCCAGACGTTCTCCGCCCTGGCGCTTGACTGGTTTGTGTTTGGCAACTTCTATCTTGAAGAACGAAAGAACCGGCTAGGCGGGCGGCTACCGCTTCGCCATTCCCCTGCGAAGTACACCCGGCGCGGCACCGACCTGGACACGTACTGGTTTATCAGGCAGTGGAAAGACGAATGCGCCTTTGAAACCGGCACAGTTTGCCACGTGCTGAACCCCGATATTCACCAGGAAATCTACGGGATGCCGGAATATATGGGCACCCTGCTGTCAGCCAGCCTGTCACACTCGGCGGACATGTTTCGCAAAATGTACTATGAGAACGGATCTCATGCTGGCTGCATTCTTTACATCGGCACATCACAGGTAGATGACGCTGGTGTAAAACAGATACAGCAAACACTGGCAGGAGCCAGGAACAAAGGCGCATTTAAGAACGTAGTGATCCACGCACCAGGCGGCGGCAAAGATGGGGTACAACTGATGCCCTTCAGCCAGATATCTGCAAAGGATGAGTTTTTAAATATTAAATCAGCTACGCGTGATGACATCCTTGCCGCTCACCGCGTACCACCGCAACTGATGGGGGCCATGCCGGACGGCAACGGCTCATTCGGTGATATGGAGAAAGCCGCGCGCGTGTTTGCCATCAACGAACTGATGCCAGCAATGGAAGCACTGAAGCACGTCAACGACTGGCTTGGCGAAGAAGTGATCCGCTTTAAACCTTACGCCCTGCTTGAATCCACCAAATAACCACACCGCCGCCAGTCCGGCGGCGCTCTTAGCATCACATCAACACACGGCGCGCCAGCGCCATTCTAAGCGCCCCATCATCTAAACACGCCATTACCCGCACACAACACACAGAACGCAGCAGCGCGCCAGAATTGCGCCAATTTCCCTATATTTGAGGCATCCCCCTACCCACCCGCCGCGCGGGCTTTCCCCCCGTCACCTGCGCGCAACGAACACTCGTGTTTTCGTGCACTTGCAGATCCACCGCCAGCCCCCGCAGATCCTGCCTCGATAATCCCAAAAAGGGGCTGATTTTATTGTGCATTTTTGCGCACAATCGTGCATCACTTTACTCTATTGAAAAGTAACCTCATGCCTAGTTATGATGCCGTTAAATCATTAAATAAATGAGGAAAAGAAATTATGCGATTGACCGCTCCTGTTAAAGCGTTCTCAGATGGTTTTAGTACAGCAGATGACATATTTGGACGTAAAAAACTTCATGACATCATCATGCGGGTAGCAACAAATGCCCCAGATAAAAGTCTTGTACTTGCGCTCAATGATGAATGGGGTAACGGAAAAACCTCATTTGTAAAAATGATGTCATCAGAAATAAATAAAAACCATGCTGACAACTTTGACGTTATTTACTTTGACGCTTTTGAAAATGACTATCAATCAGACCCATTTGTAGCCTTAACATCAAAAATTTATTCACTCATAAAAAAAGAAGATGGAAAGCTTAAAAACCTCGGGAAAGAGTTATTATCCATTGGTAAAAAACTAGGCGCGTCATTCGCACTTAATGGTGCAAAATTTGCCGTAAGCACTTTCACAAGTGGATTAGTCTCAGGTAACGCACTGGAGAAAGCAAGTGATGCCATCAGTGACTCTCTCACATCACCTATTGAAGAGTACATTGAAGAAAAAATAAAAACGAGCGAGAGTGAGTTAGCAACAATTGAGCAATTTAGAGCATTGCTGACCAAGATTCACACTGAGTGTGGGAAAAAAATAATATTTATAATTGATGAGCTAGACAGGTCGCGACCTGATTTTTCCCTTGACTTGCTAGAGAAAATAAAACATATATTTTCAGTGGAAGGTTTTGTTTTCTTACTAGTAGTTAACCGTGAGCAGTTTGAAAAAAGTATAGAGTGTAGATATGGGAGCATAAATACAAGATTATATTTAAATAAATTTATTCATTATTGGTTTACTCTTCCTAAAAAAAGTATGCTCTCAGTAGGCTGCCGAGCAGGCTATGAACGTTCAACGTTAACACAATATCTCCTGTCGTTAGATCAAGGGAATGACATACTGATTCGGAATGGTTCTCTCGTAAAAACCCTCGCGTATCTTCTAGAAATGAATAACTGTTCACTGCGAGAGGCTGAGCGTTGCTATTCAACATTCGCAATAATGAACGACCCCAGCGAAGTAAATTCCTACCGACATGAAATATTTCATGTTGCCATCGCACTAGTTGCTTTCTTGAAAATATTCAACCAATCCTTACTCATGGAAATATTAAACAAAAAACTGACAGAAGATGAGATATTTAAACGATTATCAATTCCTGTAAACCTTGTCGATGTTTCTGAGATTTATTATATTGCAATATTGTTAAAATACCACTTAGCCACCGATGAAGAACTACGTTCCTCTGATATGCTCACTGAGTACGCATTCATGGCTGTAATACCTGGACAACGAGTCAAATGGTTTGAAATGATGTATGAGAAGATCGAAGGCTTTGATATTAACTGATAAGCCATATTATCTTTTATCTCTATTTTGAAGCAATAAAACTAGAAGTAAACTCTAAAAAGCCGCCAATCCCGGCGGTCTTTGAAGGGCATTACAATTTCGTGGCGCTCAGTTATACATGGATTCTTAGCAAGGACCAAGCCGCGACACACTACATTGTAGCTCCCCGCTATGTGATTTGAAGTTGCTGGCAATCAAAAAATGCTCCCTTTAGTACCACTAATTTTGTAGAGTATGGTTAACTTTGAAAAGTTGTAATACGTCAACTAAGGAACAGCGATGTCATCAGAAAAAACAATAGAACGTTTCGTTGCAGCAGATGTTAGCGGTGCAATCTGGTTACGATTAAAACGATTAATGAGTGCGCAGCTCTGTAAGAAAATAATAGAAAATAATCATCCGTCATTGCAAGAGGATGTATTGATTAAAAAATCCATTGGAATGTCCTCCGCAATACGAAGTGCAATCGGATATTGGGAGACTGAAAATGGCGGACTCAATTCAAAAATTTTATCCAGATATTATGCATTATTACAGATAAGCTTAGCTGAACAAATATCATCAGGGGATCCTAACGACGATTTAAAAAATGTTCAAAAGCATACGGTTTCAGGTCATGGGCTATTCACACAATCTGTTGAAAATGAAACATTCCCAGACAATATAAAAATAGGCTGTCTTAAAAGTGGACATTTTTATTCATATGCAAAGCATATAGGAATTGATATCAAACAGTATGCAACAGAAAGACGTCCAAAAAAAGATGAAGATTTAGACCCATCACGCACCTATTCTTTAACTGATTTATTAAAACGAATTCCAGAATTAAGACCGCTTTTACAAGAAACTTTCGGTGAAGATCCACTTTCATTCCAAATTGGACAAGCAAGTAGAAACATGCTCTTAAGATCAAGGAATCAGTCACTCGGTGGCCTATCGCGTCCTAAACCAGAGTTCTCAGGTTTTACATATGCCGCAATTTATCCCAAAGGTAGCGATGTAACAGCAGAAGAGCTTAATTCTTACAACATTGGAATAAAAAACATTGAAATTGAGTCAGAAGAAAACCTCACAAAATATGACCAACCATATTTTGTAGGAGAAGTCCATCACCCTGAAGATGAGCTATGGTGGGATTATGTCACGACACACAAATCTGGTTATTGTGGAACGAGTGTAATTGTCCCATTTTGGGGAACTCAAGATCCCTTTGTATTACACTTAGTCGTATTATATACATTAAGCATTATAGTCAGGTATCTCCCTGACACTTGGTATGAGATTGAGCATGGCAAACTTGATTATATTAATTCCCTTTTGGAAAATTATTTAGCTATTTTTGATAGTGTACTGCCTAAACTTGCGGTTGAAAGATTAACGAAAGTTCATTTGGTAGTAACAGCACCCGATAGCATGAATTCCCCTATCTAACCACTTTCAGAATAACAAGATTTTTTACAACACCTTGTTATTCTGAAACTTATACCTTACAACACATTATCAATCATCATCTTGGTCATCCCCAGTGTCGCGAACGCATGATTTTGACTCAAAGTATTTTTTTTCCGCAGCGGTAATCAGGGCTTGGTGTTCAGGGAAATCACGAAACACGTCTACTGCGGGCCATTCAATTTTCGTCACAACCAACTTAGGCCTACTTTCCACCTCAGCTTCATCCTGGCTGATATAATGACTTTTTGACTCACGTTCCTCATGCGAAGATTCTCGATAATAGAGCCAATTTTGATAGTCAGCTTCCCGTTCATAATCATCAAAGTACTTGCCCACGCTTCCCCCCATTAATGAGCGCAACCCTTAATCTTTCAAGGAGTACATCATTCTCCCGCTTCCTTTCCGCTTTAACTCTCTGCTTAACTTCATCGCGGCGCTGTTCGACTACTTCTACCCCCTTCAGCTTCATAGTACAAGCCAAGCAGAGCTTTTCATCGCCATAGGTTATATCATCCTGATTTAACTCCGCATTACAATCTCTAGCCCTACAGTAAATTGCTTTGGTCTTTTCTACCAGATAGCCATCCTTCAGATAAACATGTCGATCATCAAAAGAAAGCAAAGCCCCGCGACGAAGGGCATCAATATCAGGCTTGGACTTAATTCCCCAAGAGGAAAGCTGATAGCGAAGGTGAGCAGTCATTGGTGTGGCCTCCACAACACTGCTCCGCCGGGTTGCTGATTCATCGCGGATAGCCGCCGCCACTTTCATGTAATTTTCAGCGCGCTCCTGATCTGCGCTATCGCAATCTGAAGCGGCAATAGCATTGGCAAGCGACTCAAACACATCAGCAGGTGATTTTTGCTGTTTTGGTTTGTAATTTCTGATGCTCTCATTAAGCCGTTTTTTCTGCTCTCGGCTCATTTGACCAATTTCATATTGTTCTGGATCTTCAGGCGGTGGATTTACCGCCCCTTGATTTGTATGTTTTTTGTACTCAGTACAGTTATTGACACGAGTCCAAGAGGGCGCGGGCGCGCCCTTAAGGTCAAAACCTCGATCGGCGGCGTCGTCTGCTTTTGGCTTCTTTTTGACAATGCGATAAGAATGGAGGCGGGTTTCAACCGGAGGAACGGTCGATGCTGGCATGACCACCCCTTTAATAACCCTCTGAAACTCGCCGTAACTGCTCGGCTCATCCCGATATTGATACCAGGCGCGCAACACAAGCCTATTCCGTGTCACGAACGGACCACCCTGCAAGGTGATGTAGTCCTGCCAGTTCCCGGCATGGGCGGCGCGGTGTAACTCACCGAAAACCGGACTGATTCGATCTGCCATTTCCTGATTCTTCAGGCGGCGTAACTCACGCCAGACGGACACCGGCGCGCCACCCAGAAACTGAAACTGACGAATGCCCCAGCATGAAGCCCAGGCAGTAGCGTGTTTTGCTGTCTCCTTCAGTGGGCGTCCGCTTTCGTCGTCGCTTTCACCATCCAGTGCATAACCGTCGATGTTTTTAGATATGTACTTAACGACATATCCAGTAGCGCTCCCCAAAGCCGGATCTATCGGCTTAAGTTCAAAGCGGGGCTGTTTGCCATTCTTGCCGGTGAGTTCATCAGCATCTTCACGCGTGGCGTAGTCTTCCATCACTTCCAGCAATTCGCCGGTATGCTCTGGGGCTGTGAACAGAAGGCCATGCCAATGCGGAGTACCATCATGGTGAGACTCTGCAACACGAAGGCCAAAAACAGAAATCTCACGGCGCGCAAGCTCCGCGCGGATCAGTTGCCAGACGCGATTAAGGTAGTTTTGTGTCTTGCGGGGGCTGGCTCCGTTCCATTTGCGGTTACGATGCCCGAACGCTGTAAAGGCATGATATTTAGACGGCGCGGTCAGGGTGAAGAAACTGCCGGCAAACCCGCTTTCCGTTGCCACCTTCTCAAATCCACCAATGCGCGTCATCAACTCAACACGGCGCTTTTCAGGATTAGAAATGCTCTTATCAATCTGCTCTATCAGCGAAATGCGCTCACCAGTTACCTGATCTTCAAGTTCAAGGCGGCTCATAATTGCGCGGCTACGCTTACGGCGTGAATCCCACTGCGTAACGTGGTGTTTGCTGCAATACGGTGAAACATCGCGGCGCACGTCACCATAGGCAATGTGCAAATGCTCGCGCCAGCGGCGGGCGTACTTGCGCAGGAGGCGTGACCAAAAGCGATCATGAAGGGTTTTTTGTATTGCTGCTGTCGCTTCATCAAGCGCCATCCGGCGCTTCTTCGCCCAGGGCGGCACTAACCTGAAATACGCAATCAGCCTGGAGCCTTCACGCAGCATGCGTTTGGTGTATTCAGTATCGTTGAACACACTTGCACCCTCGCTCACTTCAGCCAAAACAGCATTGGCATAAATGGCTATGTCCTGAGCCAGCAAATCAATATCTTCATCCGTGCAATCCGCCAGATTATTAAAGCGGCGGACAAGTTCACGCAGATTTTCAAACGAGTGAAACAGTGGGTTTAGTTCAGAGAAAATGATCCACTCATTGTCTTCTGGCACAGCGTATTGTTTCGTGACGTTTCTGACGTGTGGAAGCTCGCGCTTAACGATGTCGCGCAACTTCAGTTTTGCGATATGGCGCCCTTTATCCTCGTGAACGGTATTTATGTAAGAGGCAATGCGGCGGCGAATGAAGATAGGCAACGGCTTGAGGGGATTTTCAACCCAGGCGAAAAACTCCTGCTCTTGACCCAATTCATATAGATCAACAGCGGGAGCCTTATCAACGAAGATGGCGGCTTTTGGCTCATTCCAGGCGTAAGCATACCGGGCTGGCTCGATAGAGCCTCCCGGCATGTTGGTCATGCTATGAGAGCGGCGAAATGAAGACATTAAGCCGCCTCAGATGAAAACCGTGTCGCCTGGCTGTATCGCTCTTGCGTCACGTTCAGAGTAGGTGATCAGGTCTGTATTGCTGTAACCACCCTCGCCCAGAACTTCAACGCGAGTGATCCAATAATTACGGCGCGGGAGAACATCCAGCACCTTTGTCACTACAACCTCAACGGTATTCATCAGAATGGCGCTCCATCATCAAAATCGAACGGGGGAGGCGTCGTCTTCCATGTCATCGGTTTACCTGGTTTACATTTCCGCGCGGCCTTGACTGTTGGATAGTTGAGGGAATGCCGGACAACTTCATCAGTCCACAAATCGTGCGCCTCGAAATCAACGCGCCAGCAACCTTTGCTAATGCAGCGGCGTGAAAAAACGCGCGTAACAACGGCGCAAACCGTATGACTTTCAGGCTCGGCTTCAGCGGCAGGATCAAAGCCAAGAAAAACAAGCTCACTACTGTGAGACTTAATCAGGGGATCAAGAACCGCCCCGAAAGACTTACGAAGCGTCTTTTCAACATCAGGGCCAGCCAAAAGACCTGCATAACCAGCGTGAATTAATGCAGCCTCTTTTGCCTTTTCTAACGCCGCTATCGCGCCTTGCAGATAGCTCACGTGATCGTTAATGGACGGAGTAATCATCAGAAGTCCTCTGCTGCTGTGTATGAATCGCAGATCTCGCAGTTGCGACAGCAAAAGGTATCGCTTCCAGATTCATAGCCATCGCCAGCAACGGCAGGGCAACAGGTAGCGCAATAACCACGCCCTACTTGCCCGCACTCGTCACAGACGAGCAGCGAACCAATCACCTCACCCGCGAGATTGCGTGTTTTTGCTCCCACAGAACGCCGGACTTCGAATGAGTTAAGGGTGAACGGGTAGTAAATTTGGCGCGTTTCCGGGGTGTCACTGCCGGAAATAACAGAGGGTATTTTTGCCTGGTTGTAGAGGCGTGAAAGCATCGCAACCAGGGCGCGATGGTCTTCATCAGTAAAGGGCTTACCGTATGCAGTAAAATTTGCAGTCTCGCTGGCTGGCAGGTATGGAGGATCGCAATAAACCACGCAGCCTGAATGCCCGATAGATAGAGGAATTGTTTCTCTGAAATCACCATGCAGGAACATTGCCCCTTTGTCCCAAGCCCTTTTTGCAAAATGCTGAATCTCAGCCACAGGGAAAATTGGCTTCTTACGAAAACCAAAAGGAACGTTGAATTCATTCTTTAAATTAACACGGTAAACACCGTTGTAGCAGTGACGATTCAAATAAAGAAATAGCGCTGCATATTTAACTAATTCATCATTTGTATATTGCTCTCTATGCCCTGCGTACTCGCGATTAAAAATATTGAAGTCATCACGATTTATGTAATATGCATCTTCATTATTACCAGTCAAAAACAAGGCGGATGCATAAGTTAAAAGCGCTTCTGTGTTGCGCTTAACCATAGAGAAGAAATTAATTAGGGCTGCATTGCTATCACACAGAATATAGGTTTTATAGTCTGTATTCAGAAAGACGCTACCACTACCCACAAAAGGCTCAACGAGGCATTCACCCTGCGGCAGAGCATCCAGTACATGAGGCATCGCGCGAGACTTGCCGCCAGCCCAGATCAGAGGGGAGTTAATCACTTTTTTGCTCCTTGATTTCTGCGGCCTGTTCTCTGTTGTCGATCCAGTTTTCCAGGCTGCGATAAATTTCATTGGTGGACAGTTTTTCTTTTTTCAGCAAGGTTAATTTGATACGTAACAATCCAAGCAGGTGCGCGCGTTCATTTGTTTGAATTGTCATAATCAACCCCCTGAAAAAAGATAAAGCGAAGCCCCGGTAAAAACGCCGTAAATAAAATGATTTAGATTGCAGTTAATTAATTAGCGAGCGCCGCTATTCCAGTATTTTTCTAATTCAATACTGAAGGTGTCACATATAGAGCCACCCGGAAGAATAGAAAATTGAATGCCCGTTTCCTTACATCGCACCTCAAAACCATTTTTCGCTATATCAGACAGTGCCATTCCCTGAACAACATTACGCGACTTGCTGTGTTGGTGATTTGGACCATAGCCACTACGGGACGGCGTGCGGGTTCCGTCCTGCCTGGAAGCATTGACGCTCTGGCGAGCGTTCAGAATAGCTGCGGTTGAAGTAGTCATTATTTCCCCCGATGAAGCTGATCAATCGTCTGACGGGCCTGAGACAGACCGAAGTCCAGCCCCAGATAATTTCCGCCTTTGGTGATTTGGTAGCGCTGCCGTGAATACGGCTTTTTGCGCGGCAACTTCACGATCGTGAAGCCGCGATAAATTGCTGTTTTGCTGTTGATTTGGATAAGCATCGCAAACTCCATGTAGTTATGAACGATCGCCCAATCCTAACCACATCAACCACCCCTCTCTGATTTCCTTCGGACGGCTTTCATATGCTAGTTTCATGCCGTTGTTCCATGCCGGAAGATATACCCAGTATTCTCCCGCACGCCCAGACGTGGATTGCGGATCGGTCATTTCAATAACGGGCAACTTCCCTTTTTCGATCATTCCCTTCACGGCTGCCGGTGTTTTACCGATGAGTTTTGCAAACTCCTGGTAAGGAACCGCGTCAGTTGCACTTACAAGCTGTCTGTTCATCTGTTACATTCTCCTATCGTGCAACTAATTGCTCTTAATGGGCTTTAATTGCTCTGAATGAATAACCAGAAAGGGGTTAAACACACCCTTTCGAGTCAATATTCTTAGATAGGAGTAACTATGTCAACCCCGATATTTGAAAAGATAAAACTCATCCGTGAATCAGAAAGGTTAAACAAGAGGCAATTCAGCGAGTTAACGGGCATTGCCTATAGCACGTTGGGGGGCTACGAATCTGGAGTTAAAAGTCCCGGCGTAGAAGCCATAATGAAAATGCTACAGCACCCCAGATTTAGTAAATACACCCTGTGGTTTATGACCGATCAAATTGCTCCTGAAGCCGGTCAGATTGCACCGGCACTCGCACACTTTGGGCAAGATGTAACAACATCGCAGCACTCAGACCAAAAGACTGGTTAACTATTCACCGTGCGTATATTTATTACAAAATTTGTTTACTTGTTGCTAAGTATGACAAATACAACAAATTTGCTGGAGATACGCGCAAAGCCAAAGTAACAGCAGCAAAGAAAAAGCAACTTATCGCCATTCGTCCGGGGGTCTTATGACAATTAAGAAACTCGATGATGGTCGTTATGAAGTGGACATTAGACCTAGCGGACGCAACGGAAAACGCATCCGCAGGAAGTTTGACAAGAAAAGTGAGGCAGTGGCCTTTGAGAAGCACACGCAATACAACCACCACAACAAGGATTGGTTAGCGAAGCCGACCGATAAAAGGCAACTTTCCGAATTGATTCAAATCTGGTGGGAACTCAAGGCAAAGCACGAGGAATGGGGAAAGTACAATCGGGGAAAGGTCGAGAAATTCGCGGCGATAACCGGTGATCCGTGCGCGTTTCAGATTACAAAGACGGTAATTAGCCAGTATGTTGCAGCTCGGCGAGGTGAAGGCGTTAAGCCATCTACCATCAATCGGGATCTGACATGCATCAGCGGAATGTTTACCGCTCTGATTGAGGCCGAGCTATACCATGGCGAACACCCGATAAGAGGACGTAAACGACTCAAAGAGGAGAAGCCCGAAACGGGCTATTTAACCAACGAGGAAATTACCGCCCTTTTCTCGCGGCTCGATGGTGACAATAAAAAAATAGCGGTTCTTTGCCTAAGCACGGGCGCTAGGTGGGGTGAAGCGGCAAAACTGAAAGCCGAGCACATCATCCATAATCGGGTGACGTTTGTTAAAACCAAAACGAACAAACCCCGAACGGTGCCAGTATCGGCAGAAGTATGTGAAATACTCACCAGCGTGAAGCGCGGCTTCCTGTTCCCGAATGCCGATTACACGTTGTTCCGGCAGGTACTGAAAGAGGTAAAGCCCGACCTGCCAGCAGGACAGGCAACCCATGCTCTACGGCACAGTTTTGCTACGCATTTCATGATTAACGGAGGAAGCATTATCACGCTACAAAGGATACTCGGTCACGCGCGCATAGAGCAGACAATGGTCTACGCGCACTTCGCGCCAGAGTATTTACAAGATGCCGTAACACTCAATCCGTTAAAGGGCGGCATTGAACCCGAAAACGTCCACACAGTGTCCACACTCGGGTGATTTATAGCGGCTTTCAGTGGCTTTATGTGGTGCTCAAACCCGCATTACACCGCTGAAAGCCCGTATATCAAAGGGCTACCAACGCCCCCGATGGAGCCTTCATTTTCACTTTCTTAAATCTAACGATAGACGGCTAACATTTAAGTATTGTGAAATATTATCAAATGTAATCATCATTGATTTACAAAAGATACATTTTGCCCCGAAAGGATTCCTGTCAGAAACATCAAAAGATGATGTTCTATACTGAGAACCATGGCAACACGGGCATCTAAAGTGAATATGGTTTGTAATATTTTCTACCTCAAAGTGCCACAACATGAACAGCCGCGGGGCCTTTAGGTCCGTTCTCAATACCAAATTCGACTTCCTGATTCTCAGTTAACGTTTTGAAATCGTTGCTCTGAATAGCTGAGAAATGGACAAACACATCTTTGCTACCATCTTTCGGCGTGATGAAACCAAAACCTTTTTCAGGGTTAAACCATTTCACTAAACCAGTCATTTTGTTAGACATCATTATTACCTTTTGAAGAAGTTAGCCCTTGGGCAGAATGGTCCGAAAAAAAATATCAGAGAGAAAAACCAACAAGGAAATCTCAAGAGGTACAAATAATAAAATTATAACAATGACTGCTTCAGATAATTTTGTAACAAACCAGAACACCATTAACGCATGATTAACCAACCATAGCAAGGATTACTTTTGTAAAGAAAAACACACGAATGAAACAATAGCTTTATTTATTAATAAAACGTGTCATTCTGTCTAATGACCTTTTATCTTACCCTTAAGATTTCAAGGATTTTGACTCATGGAAGAGTCCTTTTTATTTAAATTTCACATTCAGCGCTAAAAATAATCCGATTTAATATTAATCTACATCTGATATTTTTTATCTCTTAAAGATTCATAAATCCGTTGACAAGTCACTCCTGCGATGTAGCGTTTGTCAGCAATTTCAGCATAAAGCTGAGCTTCTGCTGCAATATCTCCGAGCATGTTGGTGAGCATTCCTTCGGCGGCTTTGGTTGTTTTGCCTCTGACGGCAGCGGCAAGATTTGCGGTATGCTGCGCTGCGTCAAGGCGTATGGCATATTTTGTTGCTTCGGCACGCAGCTGGTTAACACTATCAGACAGATCAGCAGCCCTGGCAGAAATTTCAGCGGCTTTCTGTTGTGCATCTTTAACAGCCTCATCACGGGATATAGTTCGCCCCTGTTCAATTATTCGAGCAGCAAATTGGACATTTACCTCTTGAGATAATTCGGCAGCATCACGCTCCGCCCATTTTTTTTGCCATCCTCTGTCGCTCCAGACATTACCTACGACAAATCCTACCAACACGAGCAAAATCACCGTGAATATCTGATTCACTGTTCTATCCCCCAGCAGGTTAATGCACTCTCCTGGTCACGCCGAATAACCTGACCGTAACAATTATTTGAACGAATGCGGCAATCACGTCCACCGTCCTTTATCCACCAGCGAATCGCCTCGCATGCGCCTTTACGATCACCGGCATTAAGCCGCTTATAAAACGTCGACGGAAAACACTTACCAGGGCCAATGTTATAGGGACAGAATGACGCGATACCGGCTTTCTGTGGCTCGGTCAGTGGAACTTTTATATTGCGCTCCACCCATGCCAGCGCCTTATCCCGCTCAATGGCGTTAACCTGGGCGCATTTTTCCTTCGACAGTTTCATTCCCGGAATAACAGGTTTACCGTCCACCATCGTTGCTCCCCGACAGATGGTCCATATGCCGGAGCCATCGCGGTATGCAGTGGTGTGATTCCCCTCTTTTTCATCCAGAAACTGATCGAGAATGTCAGGGGCAGGAGCACTGGCGGCAATCAGTGCCAGAACAGCGGCCGACAGGCTGTATCTGATTTTTACGTTCATGGATATTTATCAGGATTTATCGGCTTCAAATCCCCGGATATGTTAAATCTTACCTCACCAGTGATGGGCACTGGCGGGAGGAGGATGTCAATCTGATAAACACAGAGGCGACTATGGATTACACAAATCTACCTAAACAAACTTTTGCTGATTTAATCGCACTCAGGCAAGCAGTCGTAGCTCTAATCAACTTGTTGCCGGAGAAGGAAAAGGAATTAGTTAAAGCGCTTCTTAACAGAACTGCCGCCGATTTTTCATCATATCCACTGACAGATGACCTTGCGGACCTTCCTGAATTAATTGCAGCGTCCGCCAATAAGCTTACTGAAGAGATTTACCCTCCTCAAAAATCTTCACAAAATTCCTGCGAGTAACTTCAATGCAATAATCGTAAAACGCCGCAAACTGCTCATCGCGGCGTTTTTTTTCATCTTCAGAAGGAATCAGCACCGACAATTTTTTATTCAGATCAGCGACGCTGCCCTCCAGTTTTTCAATGGGCGATTCAATATCATCTTTTTCTGACCGCAATGCCGTCGGTGGCGTCTTCAGAGAACCAGTAATTCTTCCCGGTAGCTTTCCTTTGTAGGTTATCCACACATTCTGCGCCTCTAAAATTATGGGGCGCTTTTCCGGCGACTGCTCATCCCCTTCACATAACCCGGCAGCAACATCCAGGAAGACCTGTCTGATGCTCCTTCTGGCTGCTGCCTCATAAAACTCCAGCGCGGCACCTTCAACACGGTCCAGCGAGATGTCCAGGTCAAAAATTTCACCGTCAAAGTGTTTTTTGTCCCGTAAGGCTACAGTTACCGCCACTTTATTCTCAAAATTGCGAACTCCTTTCACAACCAGTTCATAGTCTTGAGTCATTGGATTACTCTCTTCTCGCAACCTTACGCCTGTCTTCTTTAATCTTGAAATAAAGGTTTGTCAGATACGTCAGCATGCCAAATACCAGACTACCCAATACACCTATTGCCGCCCACTGTGAGGGCGTGACTTTATCGAGCAACTGTAAAAACCAGTAGCCAGCACTGCCTGCAGAGGTGCTGTAGGCGATGCCCGTTGTTAACTTATCCATGGATTTCATAGCCTCACCTCCGCAGATAACGGATGGTGTACACGGTTTGGTTCGAAGAAGGAAAGAAGTTACATTAGCGTAAGGCCCGAACATCTATTCAAAAAGAAAAACGCCAGCAATTATTCTGGCGTAGCTAAAAATATCGTATAATCTTACACTTCAAAAAATAACTTTATAAAATGCCATCACATCATATCTTCTAAGAAAATCTTGATAAATATTGGTGCGGAGGCACACCAAAATATCCTCTAAAAACACTTACAAAATATGATGCATTGTCATACCCGCATATTCCCGCCACCTTGCCGACAGTATGGTTACTGTAGATCAATAATCTTTGCGCCATCATCATTCGTTCTTCAAGAATTAATTTACTAAACGATAATCCTTCGTCTTTTAATTTTCTTTTTAACAAACTCTCGCTCATATATAATCTTGAAGATATATCACAAAGTCTCCATGACGCTGAGATATCCGAGTGAATAATAGCCTTAACTTTACAACCTAAGCTATTAAGACTTCCGAACAAAAAACTTTGCACTATTTTCTCTGAAGATAAGACAGCAAGACATGCAAGTGATATTTGATTTCTAACTACATCCACGGTTTTGCTATCACAATTCAAGCATGCAACCAAGTTCCTTAACAATGAAAAATCTTCACATTCTACTATCAAGTATGACGGATAAAACCTTCTTACAGAAAAAGGTGAGAGTGTGTAGTTTTTAAAGAAATCATTAACTGTTTTCTCCTCAATATCTACGATCATTAGATGATCTGTATTTGACGAAAAAAGATCTTTTAAATTGTATTCAATGAGGACAGCATTTCCTTTTTTAAACAAAATATCTTCTTTACCAATTCGGACACCAAACGAGTTCAACACCAAAATGATAGAACATATGTATGGCATATTATCCACCTGATATCATTGGGGTTACACCAGGTAAGTATAGGTGGAAAATCAATATTCGCCAGTTCAACAATAAGGAAAATCTCATTGCATCACAACTATAAAACCATGTGTTTAACTCACAAAAAACAAATCATTAAACTAATCTGTTATATTATAATAGCTGCGTGCAATAATAATATTATATGCTCTTTATATTCACTTGAAATATCTTCATATAAAAACAGATTGAATAAAATCTTTTGGGGCTGGTATGTTTACCAACATTAAATTGCATCTCAATGTTTTCTTTAGCGTGAACAGGATTTTTATAAAAACTGACACTATGAGCATCATAGCGTAGTTTTTACGATTGTAAATATCCTGCATACAGGAACTCATCACTTTCAGATGATATCGCATACAGTTAATTCACCATCAGTCTTAGAGCCAGTTCTTCCGGATAGGGATCGAAGTAATTCTGTGTAAGCAAGTAATCATTAGGATACTCACCCAGATAATGCTTCAGCAGAGTCAACGGCGCAAGAAGAGGCAATGTGCCAAAGCGATAGTTAAGTATAACCTCGCTCAACTCTTTACGCTGGCGTGTACTTAAGTAATTACTAAAATACCCCTGTATATGCATCAGCACATTCGTGTGATTTTTACGTGATGCTGGTTTTCTGAGAATCGCCATCAGATTATCACGATACACCTCAAAGTATGATTCAAGGTCCGCCCACTCGTGTATTGCAGCCACAAATGGTCCCATATCTTTATAGCCTGCCTGGCTATGCGCCAACAACTGAAGCTTATAACGACTATGAAAAGCTAATAACTCTCTTCTTGATAATTTCTCCTTGTAAAGGTGATTGAGCTCATGCAAAGCAAAAACTCTTTCAATAAAATTCTCACGAAGCACTGGATCATGTAATCGCCCATCCTCTTCAACCGGTAGCCAGGAAAACTTTTCCATCAAAGTGCTCGTAAATAGTCCCACTCCATCTTTACGACCTCGATTACCATTTTCATCATAGACACGCACGCGCTCCATGCCACAGCTGGGAGATTTAGCACAAACCACAAACCCCGATACATCCTTTAATTTGTCCATATAAGAACGACTAAACTCTGTCATTCTCTCTGTCACATCCTCATTCTGGTCGTGGCTGAAACACATCCGTATATTTCCTTGCTTCGAGCGCACAAGTCGTAGAGCAGGACGCGGAACTGGCAGCCCTATAGCCATTTCCGGACATACTGGTCTGAATGTTACCCATTCCACTAATTTGTCCATTAAAAAGTCATCTCTTTTGTGACCACCATCAAAACGAACAGCAGAACCGCCCAAACAACCGCTGATCCCAATCACAGGTTTTTTTATCATTTCCTCCCCCTTGACTAATTCATTAACACATAAACTTTGTAGTGCACGGACTAAATTGCCTTTCTGGCTTCATCACTGACAATTTTTCTGTTATTGACTATTCCTAATATAGTAGGAAAGTTCTTTAAGTGATCGGTCGTACTCATCTATCTTTCATACTTACTCTCAACTATCAAAAGTACAGGATTTATTATGAAGTTATGGCCTGTGTTGACTGGCATTGCACTCTCTTTCACTCTTATAGCATGTAAGGCCCCGACACCACCTAAAGGTGTGCAGCCGATTACAAATTTTGACGCCAACCGCTACCTCGGAAAATGGTATGAAATAGCTCGCCTCGAGAACTGGTTCGAACGTGGTCTGGAACAGGTCAGCGCTACTTATGAAAAACGGAACGACGGAGGGATTCGCGTACTTAACCGTGGATACGATCCAACGAAAAACAAATGGAGCGAGAGCGAAGGTAAAGCATACTTTACTGGAGATACTAAAACTGCAGCGTTGAAAGTTTCGTTTTTTGGCCCCTTCTATGGTGGCTATAATGTAATCAAACTGGATGATGAGTATAAGTATGCTCTTGTCAGTGGTCCGAACAGAGAATACCTATGGATTCTGGCAAGGACCCAAACTATTCCAGATAATGTAAAAGCAGACTATGTGCGTACCGCTCAAAAGTTGGGATTCAATGTCAATGAACTATTATGGGTTAAACAATAAAATCCCCACCCGAAATGATACTTATTAGAAAAAAACCAGCCTTTGGGGAGGCTGGCTAAATCAGGAAACAAGCTGTTATATGATAATAACTACGTTGCGATTCCAACATTTAAAATGTTAGACTAATGAAAATCAGACAGCAACTTTTCCTTTAATTATTTCGAACAATCAGCATCCATCTCCAATCGGAGATCCAACACCATCAGCATGCCCTCCACTACGCCCTCAGCTTTCTGGAGCATCCTGCCAACCCAACAATCAGATCGCCCATGCTTACGTGCAAGCGCCATAAAAGTCATGCCGCCGACATAATAGTCCACCAATAAATCATGTAAATCGCTGTTGTTTTTTTTCAGGCGAGCCATACATTCACAAATGATCATCGCGTCATCGTCACAGCATTGCGGACGAGATCTTACTTTTGAAGGAATTAATCCCTTAAAACCGGCGGCAATGGACGACCAGGTCACATCTTCATGATTATTAGCCGCCCATGCCCCCCAACGCTCAAGAACCATCTGAATATCACGCATCAACTTACTCCACAAAATTAGGCCAGCACACCAATTGCCAGCGCGCGATCGATAAATCGAAAAATCAGCTCCAGTTGGGAGCCATACTTCTCTTCAAATGCCACGGTATCCGTATGCAACTCGTCGTGATGCTTTCTGCACAAAGGCAACACAAAGAGATCATGTGCTTTGGTTCCCATTCCGCCCTGCCCGTGACCAATCAGATGATGCGGATCGTCGGCTGGCATACCGCAGCAAGCACACGGCTGTGTCTTAACCCAGCGTGTGTATTTCTCCTTAACCCAACGGTGACGTTTAGGCAGCTTCATGAAAGATTCCGGAGACTCTGGATCAACGGTGATGCTTACCACCGTCTTTTCCTGTGATGGGTTTTGTTGCTGGTGGGCGTGAGGCAACGGTGCAAGATTTTTTGTGCGCTGTTTCAATATGCTGGTGGCGGTCTGCTCTCCCGGTACGATGTCGCTTTCGCGGTACACCGAGCAGTTTTTTTCCGCTGGTAATCCCAGCGAGCGACGTAATACCACTTCCGGTAGCGCGTCCGCCACCTGATTGCGGACCGCCCACCAGGATAATTCAGCCAGAGATAATTCACGCTCCTGCGTACCGCTTATTGCGTGACCGATGACGTCAATCATCCATGCTGACAGGTTTTGATGAGCAAGTTGCTCGAGTGATTCGGATGTCTGGTCACGCAGCTGGTTGTCGCAGTGCCAGCACAACACCATTGCGCCGGTACCATAACGGTGAATAACGGTTTCGCTGTGATGATAATCGCCGTGTGGCCACTGGCAGGATTTAATATGGCGCAACAGCCAGTCAGACAATGCACCAGCACCACCAGCAGCACGAATTACCCGTGCGTTACTGAAAAACGGCAGCAATGTTTTGTCTTCCACCAGCGGCTGGCGAACGGCAGGAACGACCCCGGACGGCAGATTACGCATGCTTTTCGGTTCCGGCTCCACCAGTACCCGGGGATTGTGGAATACCGGCATGGATTCACGGCCCGGCTTAACGACCACCAGCCCGAGTTCCGGTACCAGAACAGGTCGAAGTAATACCCGCACGTTACCTCCAGATGCGTTGCTGGAATGTACGGGACGGACGCGGTGGGCGTTCGGAGTAAGGCAATCTGACTGAGATTATCCAGTGACGGTAGTCGAGACTAAGAGCTTTCTTAACCTCGTATCCGCGCCTGCGGTAACACTGAATTATCCATTCAGCCTGCTCTTCAGTGCATGGAGGGTGCTGGAACCATTCAGACTTGAATGCGTGAGAATACCGCTCGTGCGTGCAGGCAAGAACGGGCGAATTATCAGAATTGTAATATTTTACGTTGCGTGCCATCGGTTTTCTCCGGTGGCACGGTGTTACTCAGCGGGAGTTCAGCCCCGCGCAAGATTGTAGATGAGTTTATTCTTCTGCAAAAGCTGAAAAGCCTGCTTTTATTCCGATCTCTTTCAGTGCCTGTAATGAAGTGACAAACTCACCTTCGCGCAAGATAAATCCGTCTGTCACTCGACCATCCACAAAATTAATTAACGCAGCCCCATTCTTTCGCAAACACATAATGCGGTAATGACTAACAAGATTTCCATTTTCAACGCACACAGCATAGTGAACCGCCCCGGAAATCCTGGAGACTAAACTCCCTGAGAAAGAGGTAAACAGGATGACTAAAAATACTCGTTTTTCCCCCGAAGTCCGTCAGCGGGCGATTCGTATGGTTCTGGAAAGTCAGGATGAATATGACTCACAGTGGGCGGCAATTTGTTCCATTGCCCCAAAGATTGGCTGTACGCCGGAGACTCTGCGTGTCTGGGTTCGCCAGCATGAGCGGGATACCGGGGGCGGTGATGGTGGGCTCACCAGCGCTGAACGTCAGCGTCTGAAAGAGCTGGAACGTGAAAATCGTGAACTGCGCCGCAGTAACGATATCCTTCGCCAGGCTTCCGCTTATTTTGCGAAGGCGGAGTTCGACCGCCTCTGGAAAAAATGATGCCACTGCTGGATAAGCTGCGTGAGCAGTACGGGGTCGGACCGGTATGCAGCGAACTGCATATTGCCCCGTCAACGTATTACCATTGTCAGCAACAGCGACATCATCCGGATAAACGCAGTGCCCGTGCGCAGCACGACGACTGGCTGAAGAGAGAGATACAGCGCGTATACGATGAAAATCATCAGGTGTACGGTGTGCGTAAAGTCTGGCGTCAGTTGTTACGGGAAGGAATCAGGGTGGCCAGATGTACAGTGGCACGTCTCATGGCGGTTATGGGACTTGCCGGTGTTCTCCGGGGTAAAAAGGTCCGTACGACCATCAGCCGGAAAGCCGTTGCCGCAGGCGACCGCGTAAACCGTCAGTTCGTGGCAGAACGACCTGACCAGCTGTGGGTGGCTGATTTTACTTACGTCAGCACATGGCAGGGCTTCGTCTATGTGGCGTTTATCATTGATGTGTTT